AGGGAGATTGATTCTAAGAGGTCTCAAGAAAACCAGCGGCAGTACAATAAGATCAAGCAGGAGGCTGCCGAGGAGATCAAGAAGTCGCAAGATGATGAAAGGTTCAATTTGTTAATTGAAACTTATGAGTCAAAACATGCTTTTCTAAACCCTTCCTCGAAGAAGTACAATGCGGATGCTGTAGATACGATTAACACCTTAATGGCTGGGTATCTTGCTAAAGGTGAACTTCGGTCTTCAGCTTTGAAGAAGTCGCTTGATAAGGTTGTGCCTCTCTTCGAGTCTGAGAGCCCTGCTTCTAAGTCTTCTGTAGACAAGCGAACTATTGAACAGCGTAAGAAGAATGTTGCAGCTATTAAACGTACTCCGCCAAAGACTAATGGAAAGAGTAGCCGTGAATTAGACGTAGATGCGATTGATTTATCGAATCTATCTGAGTCAGAATTCAAGAAGCTTGATAAAAGGACCTTAGCTAAACTGCGAGGAGACGTTTTGTAAGAATGCCCTAAATAAGGGTAGGTTTTCGGTTAGCCTTGGGGACCCCTAAAAACCGTCCAAATTTACTGGGATATAACGTCAACTGGGCAGACGGCCTGCTTTGGGAGCAGGAGGTTGCAGGTTCGAATCCTGTTATCCCAACCAAACAAGTCCTAGTTTTAAATTGAGACTAGGCCATATCGTTCTAGCTATACGACAATAGCTCGGTCGAGGCTCCGTGATGCCATTCAATCTTGGAAAGGTAATTTAATGTAAATAATTTTATAAAAGGTAATTTAAAACAATGGCTTTAACGAATTTCGCTGCCTTGACCCCTAATCAGAAGATGGTTTGGAGTCGTGATCTCTGGAAGGCCGCCCGCGACTTGATGTTCTTGAACAAGTTCGTTGGTACCGATCAGAATTCTGTAATTCAACGTATTACTGATCTTACTCGTACTGAAAAGGGTGAGAAGGTAAACATTGTTGCCTTCATCTAACACCGACTAAAAAATAGAAAAATTCTTCTTAAAGCTGGAAACTCCTTAGAGTCTTTAGAACTACAGCGTAGTCTTGAAATATTGACAAGCGCGAATGTTTAAAAATCTAAAGAATTGGACAATCAGCATGGAAACCTCGAAGAGAGGAACCATCAACGACTAGAGCGCAAGCTCGTAGAGTCTTTCGAGATTCGAAATGGAGAACATTGATTGAAAACTTGTACTAGATGTGGTATTGAAAAATCTTTAAAAAATTTCTATAGAAAAAAACAAGCCATTGATGGCCACATGTCTGAATGTAAAATCTGTACTCAAATAAGAAATAAACAAGCTTATGAAGAAAACAAGAAGACAAGAAGACATTATGATAAAGTCTATCAACTTGAAAATAAATTAAAACTTCAAGAATATAGAAAAAACTATAGAGATAAGAATAAAGAAAAAGCTAAAGGAGCATATAGCCAATATAGGGAATTACATAAAGATAAATTGAACGCAAATCACAGGGAGTGGTGGGAACAAAATAAAGAAATTATTAACGAGTGGAGAAGGATTAATAAGCATCTCTCTGCTGCTCAATCAGCTAAACGTAGGACTATGAAAAGACAAGCAACGCCTTGGTGGAGTGAGTCTGAACAGATAAAGGAAATCTATAATAAAGCCAGGGAAATAACAGTTGAAACAGGTGTTCAACACCATGTTGATCATATTGTTCCTTTAAAGGGGGTTGGAGTTCAAGGATTACATGTAATAGCTAATCTAAGAATTATTCCTTATTATGAAAATCTAAGTAAAAGTAATAAATTAATTGAAGATATAGTCTGATCTTTATAGAAATATAAAGTTAACGCAATTGCATAATGTTTCTTTTGGCCGATTTGGTAGGCGATGGTATCGCAGGCGATAATGAGCGCGAAGGGAACGAGGAATCTATGGTCTCTTATGACCAGACGATTACTATCGACCTTATCTCTCATGGTGTTCGCCAGAAGGGTAAGTTGGCTGACCAGAAGACGGTTATTAACTTCCGTGAAAACGGTCGTGATCGTCTGGCTTACTGGCTGGCAAATCGCATGGACCAGCTGGCGTTCTTGACGCTCTCTGGTATTTCCTATGCCGCTAATAACGATAATTCTGCTCGTAGCAGCAATACCTTTGCAAATCTTGCATTTGCTTCTCAGGTGTCTGCCCCTACGACCAATCGCGGTTATCGTGTAACTTCTAGTTCTGGTGTATATGCTGGTTTGGCCGCTGCCAACACTGCCTCTATCACTGCTACTGACGTGTTGACCTATCAGTCTATTGTCGATATCGTAACCAAGGCTAAGACCAACTATATCAAGCCGCTGATGTCTGGCGGTAAGGAATATTATGTTGCTTTTGTTCGTCCGGAAGGCATTGCTCAGCTCAAGAAGGATCAGGACTTCCAGCGGGCTGTTGTAACCGGTATGCCCCGTGGCGAGGATAATCCTTTCTTCTCTGGCGGTATTTTGACCATTGATGGACTGGTTCTGCATGAGCATCGTTTGGTGTTTAATACTAAGGGAGGTACTTCTGGTGCCACTGCCGGTATTGGTGCTAAGTGGGGTTCTGGCCAGGCTATTGACGGTTCCCGGATGCTTGTTTGCGGTTCTCAGGCGCTTGGTTTTGCTGATCTTGGCGCACCCGAGTGGTCTGAGAAGTGGTTTAACTATGATTCCAGTCCTGGTATCAACGTCGATAAGATGTTTGGTTTCTTGAAGCCAAAGTTCTGGAGTATCTACAACCAGAGCATCGAAGATTTCGGTGTTATGACTGTCGATCACTCTATTTAGTGAAATGAATATTTAGTTCAAGGAACTTCCTGATCTACCGAGTTGTCTAAGTCTCGTGCATTCAACTCGGAGATTTACATGAAAGAAATACAGTTAACGAAAGGTAGGGTTGCCATTGTCGATGACGATCAATATGATGATTTAATGCTTTGTCGATGGTGTCTAAATGGAGAATATGCTTATAACGGCAGCAGGGGATCAATGCACCGCTATATATTAGGATTGCCCAGATTAAAAGGTCAACGAGGCCCTCAAAAGGGACAGCTTCAAGTTGATCATATTAATGGTAATAAGTTGGACAATAGAAAAGAAAATCTGCGTTTGGCAGATAGTTCACAAAACCAACTTAACCATTCAAACACAAAAGGTAGATCTAAATACAGAGGTGTTATTTGGTCAGGATGCAATAAATCTTTACTAAAAAACAATCGGCCATGGATAGCACGTATTAAACTCCCTGGATTCCCTAGAAAGTATTTAGGCTCTTTCTCCACTCAAGAAGAAGCTGCACTAGCTTACAACATTGCTGCTTTAGAACTGTGTCCTAATTATACAAAATTAAACGTAATACTACTAAAGGTAAATTAAACAATGACTGGTATCGTTAATCCTATCGCATTCTTTCAGCGTAATTCCGCTCGTCAGAATGTAGAGGGCGGTGCAATTGAGGTTTTCGAATCTCAGCTTGCCAATGCCTCTACGACTTATGTATCCGGGTCCTACAATGTAGCTAACACTGCATTTGATCTGGATGTTTTTGAACTTCCCGCTAATGCGCTTGTGACCAGTATTCAGCTGTACGTTACCCAGGCATGGGATACTGCAACTGCTGCTACCGTCTCTATCGGTGATTCTGGTTCTGCTACTAAGTATCTGGCTGCGACCTCTATTAAGGCAACTGGTATTACTGCCGGTGCAATCTCTTCTGAAGTATACCCGATTCCTAGTAATATTCGTCTGCGGTTTGCTTTGAACGGTGCAACGACTGCTACTGTTGGTAAGCTGTTTGTTACTATTCAGTACATCGTTCTGGGTCGTGAGCAGTTCAATTGGGGCAGCTCTGCCTCGACTGCTGTTCTTGGCGGTTATGCTCAGACTGTTATTTAAGTATATTTAAGGACTGTAGAGGGCAAGGACGCCCATCCCTAATTCTTTAAAGTACGCACAATTAAAAATGCCAACTAAAAACTTTAAATCTCCTACTGGAGATGTACGTCGAATTGCCCTGGTTGAAGGCGGTCATATTTTTCTTATTGGCCCACAGTGGCAGCCACTTCCAGAATATGCTTGGCCCAGTGCGTATTCTGCAGGTTGTATCTCCGAAGACATGGGTGTAAACGGTGTTAATGTCCCTGTTGATCTTTTGAGATCACTGGCTGACGAAAATGTCCTCCAAGAAGCCATTAGATTTGCTCTACAGGAGGCGTTAGACAACAACATTACCGAAGCCTTTAAGAAGAACGGAGAACCTAACCTAGGCTATCTCAGGACGAAATTGGCAGCGGTACATGGAGCTAATAGTGTTCAATCTCACATTGTTGAGAAAGTTTGGTTTAAATTGCAAAACGGCGCATACTAAATGAATACTCTGAATGCAATAGCGCATTTACGAAAATATATTCTTAGTGATACCGGCGGTACTGGTACAGATTGGACAGTTTTAACTGAAGCAAGTGCAGATGCTAAGAAACTGTTATGGTCAAATGAGGAATTGGCTGCGTTTATTAATGAGGCTCAGATACAAGCCTTTCGTAGGTGTCTTTTGCAGGAAGATTTTGGAACTGCTTACGATATCTCGATTATAGCTGGAACCAGTACTTATACTCTTCACACCAAGATTCTTCAGGTTATAGCTAACCAGTTAGAATCGAACGGTAAAGAGCTACAGCTAGTAGACACTAGGGTTCTTTTTGAACTTCAAAATTTTGACGAAGATACAGGTATTCCTAAATTCTATTCAACAAATTATAAAACTGGAACGGTAACTTTCTATCCAACCCCTGTCGCTAACGATACATGGCACCCACTGGTCTATCGGTTGCCTTTAAATACGGTTACATTCTCTTCTCCAACCGCTGAATTAGAAGTTGCTGATAGATTTGTCATCCCCATGCTTAGTTATGCTGCTTACTTAGCATATATGAAGCAAGATGCAGACACTTATGATCCAAAGCAAGCACTAGTACATAAGCAAAATTTTATAGAAGAGTTTGGCGAAACATCTGTCTATTCAGACAATAAGAAGATGAAGAATGCCTCTAACACTGTTAGGTATGGTGGTATTAGGTTTAACTCTGGCGGGCCTCGGCCTCCAGTTAGGATTGTGAGGAACTCTAATGGCTGATGTAGATACTATTATCAATAATGCAACGGCATTAGCGTTAGGTTATGCAACAGATGTTGAAGTTCTATCACATGATGCTTATGTTGCTGCACAGGAAAATGCTCTAACTTGGAGCAATGTAGATTATACCGCTGTTCCAGATGTTGAAACTGGTACACAAGGAGCAGAGCTTCCAGTCAATACTGCCGGGATTGATCCGTCAGCTATTTACAATAATTATTCCACTATTTCGGACAACCTAATCGCTTTAGTTATTGCTCAGCTAGCTCAATATATGTCAACCTATGTGTTGACAGATCCGTCTTATGAGGCTTGTCAATCTATTATTGACTCACACGGTTCGATAAGTGATATCGCTAATCCTAAATGGAATGAGGCTCAAGTAAGGAACACGGTTGACAACTACAATGCTCAACTTAATGTTACCTCACAAATTGCAGGCAGGGGGATGCCTATGCCACCGGGAGCGCTTAATGCTCTACTGGCCACCATGGCATTGAATACGGTTCATCAATCACATCAAATTAATCTTGCTGCAACAGTTGAGAATATTAAATTACAAGTTGCGCATTATGAAACAGCTTTGCAGATTTCTACCAACTTTAAAACACAGGCTATGCAGGCCCTAGGAACGTGGATAAGAGCAATTCTTACTGGGCCTGAGATAGGTGTAGACTATGCAACAAGCGTCGCCTCTAAGCAAGCAGAATTGATCAATGCAATCGCCAACTTGTACCGTTCCCGTTTAGAACGGGATGATCTGATTCTTAAGTCTACTATGGGTCAGAACGATTTGGCAGTGAAGTGGAAATCGTTGGAAGTTCAAAATATCGAAGATAAGGTAAGAGAGAAAGTGAATGCTGCAATCGGGCCGTTAAGCCCACTGTCTCATATCGCTGCCGGTGCTCTTACTCAAGTACAATCGTTTGCTGGTAAAACTACGACATTCTAATGGTTCAAAAAACTCCGTTAAAAGGCTTGAAAATTGGCCCGTGGCCTGGAGGAATTGATAATCGTCTTCCTAACCACTCGGTTTCTAAAAACCATTTAAGAAATGCCGTAAATGTAGATATTGATAATACTGGCAGATTGCGATCAAGGAAAGGTTATACAAAGATATATTCTTCCTCTGGATCTCACTCGTTATATAGTTGCCCGTTAGGTACTTTTTTCGTAGATGGGACAGCATTAAAAGTATTAAATACTGATAATACTTCTGTAACTATTTTCAACGGTATCTCTGGAACGGTGTGTTACTGTTATATCAACGGAGAAGTCTATTTCTCTGATAGAGCTAAAGCTCGAAAGATTAACTCTGGGCTGACAGTTGTTCCTTGGGGTGTTGATACAGATACCACTATTTCGGTAAATTCCGGAAACTATTCACTAGACGTTGATATTTATAACCCTGTTCCAGTAGCTGATATCATTAGATTTTATCGAGGAAGGATTTATGTTGTAGCGGGCTCAGTGGTATGGTATACTGATCCTTACGCATACGACATCTTTAAATATGCAAGCAATTATCTGCAATTCCCAAATACCATTACTGTTTTCGAAGCAGTCACTAATGGAATCTGGTGTGTCTCAGATAAGACATATTTTCTAGGCGGAACAGAGCCCAAAGAATTCATTGTTCAAACACAGTTGAATTATGGTGCAATTGCTAACACAAGCCTAGAAGTTCCAAATACTAACGATGTTATGTGGATGAGTCAACGGGGTCTTTGCATGGGTGATCAAGACGGGCAGGTAGTAAATTTGCAAGAACAGCATGTTGCTGTAAATCCTGGTACTACAGGGGCAGCAATTATCAGAGAGCATGATGGGTTGAAGCAATATGTTGCGACTTACGCTCCCTCTGGTACAACCAAGATCGCATCCACTGATTGGATGGAATTCGAAGTAATACGAAAAGCATAAGAGAATAACATGAGCGAAAGTTTTAATTTTGGATTTAGCTATGAAATGCAGGCCCGGAGAATTAAACCAGGTCTTAAGAAATTGTGGCTGTCTGCCATTGATTCTGGAAACGAGAAAGATTTTGCTGATGAAGATTTTCTAGTATTTGATGAATGGGAGGTGCACAATGTTGTCCCTACCTTAGCCCAGAATTATATTCTAGGCGCTTCTTTTGGAACGGTTTCCCCCATCTCAGCTTTGTATGTGGGATTGCACTCGACTGCTTATACCTGTCTGATTTCAGACACTTTTGCATCGTTCTTAGCTTCGGCTACTGAAGTTACTAACTATACTACTACTGGCAGTAATCGTCTTGCATATACTCAGGATACTATTGCGAGTGGAAGTCTTACAAATGCAGTTTCTCCAACCATCTTTACATTTACCGGTTCTGCCACAGTTAACGGCGGTTTTCTAACCGGAACTCAAGCCCAAAATGCTTCTACTGGATATCTTATCTCTGCAGTAAGGACTCCTTCAGCAAAGTCTTTTGTTGTTAGTGAGCAGTTAAAAGTGTTAGGTGGCCTTACACTGACCAGTGTTTAATCATGTTAGTTCGCGGACAATACTGCCAGATAATTTATTTAGATGATGCAGAGGCGGCCTTTAAACTTGATCATTACGCCATTGTTTTAGCAGAAAAGCTCTGGGACGCTACTCCCCATAATAGTATTTCTAAAAAAGTTCACAAAGGACCTTTTGATTCTACGATTTTTATCTTGATCAACAAGGCAAGTGGATTTCATAGAATCACTATTAAAGTGGGCGGTCTATATTTAGAATCTGGGTTTATAGATATACTGAACTTTGCTCCATCAAACATCAATACCTATAAACCTGGAATTCTTAATTTTAATGCTTATGTTTCTGGAATTAGCACTGATAGTAAAGCTCTTTTAGGTATTGCGAATACTCCTTTTGAAGGTCAGGGTTTAAAAAACGGCCAGACATCTAAAGTCGTTAATTGTGGTCAGAAAGTCAAAGTTATTCCAGGAGTCGGCAGTAGTCCAACAGCTGATTTTTGTAGTCAACTTATGGAGAAAAAGAGAACTATGGAGTTTGTTCCACCCTCTCTTTTTTCTGGGAAGTTGCGCTTATTTGTACAGGCTCTGTATGGTTCTGTAGTTGAAGAAGATAGACTGCAAGTAGATGAGTTGTCAAGAACACTTACTATAGACGGTGTATCTCTTAATTGGAATTATGTATTAACATCTGGTCTGTATACTGCTCCAGATGGAAACTACTGGTTAATAAAGGCCGGTAATTCAGGGATATATTATAGGAAAATCAAATTTTCTTCTACAGCCGTTACGTGGATCAGTGCTCTTAAATCGAAGAGATCGACTCTGACTCAACAGAAAATTGATCAAATAGAAGCCTATATTTTTAGTGGAGCAAGTTTAGAAAATACGGAAGAAGGTTATATAGCTTACTCTTCAGGAGAGATACCTAATCAAGGATTGCCTTTAGCCTATGGTTGGAAATTTAACTGGGATGGTTCAAGAGCTACAGAAGTAAGAATAGATGGCGATCCAGCTAATATTCTAAATAAAAGAGCAACCACTGTCCACATAGATATAACTTTCAGTGATAAACTAGGGCATCCTCTTGCTAATTGGACTATTGCTAGCCAAAATGTTTGGCGGCATTATCCAGCATACCAATGCATATATATTGGCGATAGCCTGACTGGACTGTCAGAAGCACTTCTCCCCTCTGGGCCTATGGGCCTGTGGGCGCCTATGGATAGCTCAGCTGATGTTTACTGTTTCTATGATAGAGACGAGCTACGCCTTGTTCATTTAACAACTTATGGAGAAGTTCCAACAACTAGTTATGACCATGACACTACAGCGACATCTTACTGTGGTCCGCAGGGATCTTATGTTTTTAGAGAGAAAGTAGACGCTGGATTAACGACCATACAAACAGACGCACAAGGATTTTCTGTTGCCAGCGTAAACCATACAGTCGGCAATATCGGTATGTCGAACTATCTTTTTATAGAGTTTGTATCTGTGGGTATAAACCCCCCTGATGCTTGGCACGAGATGGGACCTAGTTCTGGTACATTGTGGAGTGCTTGTCCGGCTATAACTTACCCGCCATTTCCAACGTATACTGCTCAAAGAGAATATGGACAAGGTTATTATTGGCATGAGATTGTGAGAGCAGGTGTATCAGATACCGGCACATCCACTCTAGGAATACCGTGTTACGATTCTGAAGCCGTTATTTTAGGCAAGAAAGACAGAAAACATGCAGATACACGCCTAGAAGGTAATGTTTCTGGACTCTACGGCTATTGGTGCCAAATGCAAGCTGCAGTCTTCTATGATCCATTCAGGCCTGAACTAGGTGTGTATAATGAATCAGGAGTGTTTCCTACATTATTCACCCCCGGTGATCCGCCTGCTATAGCTGGTACAGGTATTCCAGAAAATTCTAAAGACATAACAGTAACTGCATATGGCTCTTCCTTTGGTAGTAAAGAGTTGGAACAACAATTTTATTCATGGGGCGCAGGTGTAGAACCTGATGATGGTCTTGGTGATTTCTTTTCAGTTAGCTTATCTTTCCCTTTTCTGAATGGCGCAATGAATAGCCTGTCCACGGTAGGCGGAGCATCGACAATAGTGTTGAAAGGTTTTAGTAAAACTGATGATTTTTTAGTTAATCAAATTCCAGTGGGTTGGGTGTAATGGCAGGGGATATCTACTACGGCAAAAGAGTTTTAGGTTTGCACGGAACATCTTTGACAGACAATTCTCCTACGCCTAAAACAGTTACTTACAACGGTAATGCAACCAGCTCTTCTCTTCAACAGAAATTTGCTGGATCAAATACTTTTAAATTTGACGGTACAACTGACTATCTTAGTATTCCAGATCATTCAGATTTTAATTTTGCTGCCCAAGATTTTACTATTAGTGCGTGGGTTTATTTAAATTCTATTCCTGGAGAAAATAAAATAATAATCCAGCAAACTAACGCTGATTCAACGGCGGATATAGGGCCTAGGTTGTACGTGGTTGCAACGACGATGAGTATAGCATTCGCATATACAGTAGACGGGGTAACTCAAATTACTGCAACATCCACTTCAACGATAACTGCTGGAGCATGGTATCATATCGCTTTTACTCGTTCTGGAAATACCGGTCGGTTTTTTATAGGTGGAATCTTAGACGCATCTACTGTGTCGTTTGCTGGTGCAGTCTTATTTAATTCTACGTCAGTAGTTACGGTTGGGGCTCGCAGCGATGGACTTCGATGTTTAGACGGTTATATTGCTGATCTTTTAGAGTACAACGGCGTTGCACTATACACATCTTCGTTTACAGTTCCTTCTTCTCCATTTGAGGATGTTGTTAATTCTGCTATTACTTATGAAAATGAAATTGCTAGGGATGCGCCAACTGCTAGGTGGGGTCTTGGCGATGCATCTGGTACATCTGCTGTAGCCACTGTTGGAAAAATTGCCAGTGGGACTTATTCAGGCGGGGCTGGGTCAGGGTATACGCTCTTACAAAGTAATATAGCTTATAGAGCAAACGATAAAGCAACGAAATTTCAAGCAGCCAACAACGGGTATGTCGATATACCTAATAGGACACTCATAGATTTTATTTCTGGAAGTCCAGAGTTTACTGTTGAAGTTGTTGCAATGTGGACTACTGCTCCATCAGTCAGTTCCCAAACCTTGTGTATATTTCGTAGAGCATATAATGCTGGCGAAAGTTGGAATACGTTATGTGAAATTCAATGGAACCCCACTCCCTATATTGGTTGCACGGTCTGCGCGGATACTGCCAACACTTACGCATCTTCACAGTTCACTATAACCCCGCAAGCAGGTATTAAATACCATTTAGCCGCTGTATTATCGGGGACTGGAACTGCTAAAACTGTAACCATGTATGTTAATGGGGTAGCTGCAACATCTGGAACATTTACGTCAGCAGGAGCGCCTGTTGTCGCCGGAACATTTGGAACAGCTGTTCGTGATATTATTGCTGCTAATGAAGCAGGTGCGTATTTTAATGGTACAATTGATGACGTTATTGTTTATAAATCAGCTCTCAGCGGTGCTCGTATATTGGCGCACTATAATGCAATGCTTTGTCGTGATTTGACATTTAATAAACAAATCCACAAACCAAAAATGTCTATCCAAAAACCAATTAATAAATTAGGAATATAAAATGGCAGGTCTCATCTATACCGCTGCTACTCAGGCTGAACTGGCTACTGGAGTTGTAGAATATTCTCCAATTATCCTTTTGCCTCCGGATGTAAATACTCGTTTAAAGTTAAAAAGGTGGTCTATCGGTTTCGATGGAACTGACCCTCTAGCTGCCCCTGTTCAGGTTATCTTAGCTAGGACTACTACTGCTGGTACTTATACTAACACCCTTACCCCCGCCTTGAATGGTCCTGGATCTGAGGTGTCTAGGGCTGTTGCTAAAACTCTTGGGACATCGCTTCCAACGAAAGGCAATATCTTAGACGTGATAGAGATCCATCCGCAGTCTAGTTATGAAGTCATTCTCCCTCTTGGAGATGAAATCATTATCCCAGGCTCGGCTGGAACTGCCGGGATTGCACTATATGTAACTGCTGCAGCTACTGTGAATTGCTTGGCTAAGTTTATTTACGAAGAATAATCATGATCAGAGGACCTTTACAAGCAGTAAAAAGAGGTCGAACTTACTTTTCAAATAGATTCCTTAATGATATTGAGAGATTTTCTTTTTCTGACATTGTTTCTATTTATCCAGAATTTGTAGAGGGCCTCTCTTTTATTACAAGTCTTACTATTCTTCCACAGCTATCTAGTTTCAGTATACTGTACGCTAATCTGATCAGCTCTGTTACAGTAGCATCTCCGATAGCCTATACTTTTATAGTTCCGGTAAGTTTAGTTTCTACCTTAAACCTTACAACCACTTTTACTTTATTAGCAAATTCTGTAGTAAATTTAAATCAAATATTAGCAATACACCCTATTCTAAGTGGTCTTAAGGTGTTGGGGGTTACTTTAAACGAGTCAGCAAATACTTGGGTAGTGAATATTGAAACCAAAGCATCGTCCCAATATGATGATTACGGTTTTAATTCTTTTGCTGTTGATTCTAGCCAAAGACAGTTAGCTTGTGCAGAAGACGGCATCTATGTCCTTAATGATAATGTTGAAAGTACTGATGTTATCTCGACCTTAGTTCAATTTCCTAAGACTGACTACGGCACTAACCAGCAGAAGAATTTACATGAAGTCTGGTTAGGCGTTAGATCTAGTGACAATCTAATAATCAAGACGGTAACAGAACAAGGGACTTTCACGTATTCAGCTAGGACTAAAAACGATAATCTTGATGTTGTCAGAGTTGATTTAGGGAAAGGTGTTAAATCTAACTATTGGGATATTTCTCTACTTGGAGCAACTAATCTCGAATTAGAGAATGTTGAAATGTTCCCTATAATCACTAGCAGAAGAATTTAAGGTAATACGATGGCATACGATGTTAAAGATACATTGAGCGGTCCTACGTTAGGACAGTCGTTCAGGGAAGACTTCGCCAAACTTAAGAAGAAGTTAACACCGACTCCAGCTAACGGAATGCGTCTTGGAGTTGAAGCCTCTAATCAGACTGGATCTGAAGTTAAAGGCGTAGATAATAATCAAACTGGTAATAGCAACACTGCAGGGGCAACCTCCCTACAATCTGCTAATCCAGCTATGTATCGTGGTGAAGGTTCTGTAGGCTTTGTCGGCCCTGAACAAAATCCTACGGCTGGTATTACTTCGGATATGAAAACCTCTCCAACCAGCGTATCTATGCCTGATAAAGGTTTAGGTAGGGTTGGGCCATCTGCCAGTCCATTAAACCCTGCTGCTAACAGTTATGCAGGTTTAGGTGGTAGTAATTTTGTTGCTTCTACTGAAAACCCTTCTGGGATTGAAAGGATTAATTCTTCCTTTACTTCTACTGGTAGCAACCTTAATAAACTAGGGGATTCGTTACCGACTTTCAATACTGATCAGCATATCAAACAGCTGCAGCATGAAGTCGGTATGAAGGCATTGTCGCAAGGGCTTCCTTACGATTACGAGCAACTAAAGCAAGTTCTAAATAAAGGTCCCACTGATGGCGGTACAATTGGCAAGCCCGGATATCAATCGCTCTTTGGAGACCCCAAGGAAAAAGAGGCAATGATTGAGGCTCGAAAAGGGAATACTGAATATGCTAAGATGTTACTAGGTATTGGTGCTGATAAGGATAAGCTAGAGCTTGAAAAGGCCAGGATGGTAAATGAAGGTGCTAAGTTAGGTGGACAGCTGGCTTTAGGAAGGGAGAAGAATCAAATTGACAGGGAGGGGAATCTTTTGCAAGCTCAGACTTCAGGATTAAAGACTAATCTAGCAATTAATAAGGAGCAATTTGATCAACAGATGGCCAAGGATCATCTAGATTTGGATATTAGGAAGTATGGTTCTGAGACAGCCAATAGAGCCGCAAGGATGGATATTGATCTAGGCAAGGCTTATGCAAAAGTAAACGATTCAATGGACCCTGTAGCATCTCATACGGCTATTAGCAATGCTGCTTTAGCAAGTTATTCTCAGGTATTTGGACCTAAGGAAGGCGCTCTAAGGGCTGCTCAACTTGATCCGAAAGCTAAGCTGCTAATCGCATCGTTAGAGC